CACCCCGAGAAGCAGATAGACCTCGAAGCCGATATTTATGACCCCAAGCAGTTTCCCGAGTTCGAGAATGCCTTCGAGAAGAAGCACTTGGAGGGGAAAATGCGCCCCTTCCCGGGGACCAAGCAGGCGAACGCGTGGTTCGAGGAACAGGGCATGCCGGAGCATGGCGCGTACCTGCCGGGAGAGGATCCGCCGAAGTGACTCCCGATGGAGGTCGGCACGTGATGAGCACCCTGCGCGTCGCAGTCACCGAGGCGGTCCCGGCCCATGCCCGGCCAATGGTGGCGGCCGACGCCAAAAACGCACGGGCGGGCCGCAGACGGCGGCCTGGGGCCATCCGTCCGAACGCCGGCCTCGAGGCGGCCTACCGCCGCGCGCTCACCCGCATGGCCGGCGAGATGGACGCCTCGGTGCGCTACTGGGTCGCGGCGGCGTACCGCGCCAACGAGCCCGAGGTGGCGCGGGTGGCCGCCGAGGACGAGCTCCCCGCCGCCGCCCTGCTCCGCGCGGTGCGCGTGCTCGCCAAGAGGTGGCTGAGGCGGTTCGAGGCCGCCGCCCCGAAGTTGGCCGCGTGGTTCGCCGGGGACGCCGCCAAGCAGTCGGACGCCGCCCTGCGCAAGATACTCCGGGACGGGGGCTTCTCGGTCAGGTTCAAGCTGACGGCCGCCGAGCGGGACGTCATGAGGGCCACAGTCGCCCAGAACGTCGCCCTCATCACGTCCATCCCGGCGCAGTACTTCGGCCAGGTCGAGCAGTCCGTGATGCGCTCGGTGGCGGCCGGGCGCGACCTCGGGGGCCTGGCCAAGGAGCTCCGGGACCACTACGGCGTGACGAAGCGCAGGGCGGCCTTCATCGCGCGGTCGCAGAACAACCTCGCCACCGCGGCCCTCACGCGGTCGCGGCAGCTGGAGGTGGGGATCACGCAGGCCACCTGGCTCCACTCCGGCGGCGGGAAGGAGCCCCGCCCGACGCACGTCAAGGCCGGCCGCGACCGGCAGGTTTACGACGTGGCGAAGGGTTGGTACGACCCCCACGAGAAGAAGCACATCTGGCCTGGGGAGCTCCCGAACTGCCGCTGCGTGTGCCGCCCGGTCGTGAAAGGTTTCACGTGAAGCATCCTCACCCCACTTCACGTTGACCGCGGCCCCTGATATTGCTGGGGAATGAAGGACCGCCGCCGAAAGCCCGCCACGGACAAGGCCGCCGCGCCCACGGCCGCAGGCGTGGCCCTGGTGACGCCGGCCGGCAAGGCGCTGTTCCTCAGGCGCGCCAAGACCTCCGACCATCCCGGGACCTGGTGCTGGCCGGGCGGCGCGATCGAGGCCGGCGAGCAGCCCGAGGACGCTGCCCGCCGCGAGCTGCGCGAGGAGACCGGCCACGCCGTAGAGCGCGCCGCCCGGATGACCGAGCGCGCCCGCGCCGGCGGCTTCGTGACGTTCCGGTCCACCGTCAACAACGAGTTCCTGCCCGACCTCGACGCGGAGCACACCGCATACGCGTGGGCGCCGCTGGATGGGCCGCCCGAGCCGCTGCACCCCGGCATCGCGCCCGGCATATTGGTCTCCGTCGCCCAGGATGCGGCGTTGGCGATGGACCGCGGCGTCGTCCGCGACCGCATCGCGCTGGTGTTCGACCGCGCCGGCACGGTCCGCAGCGTCGACCAGGACGGCCGGCTGCACGTGGCCGTCTGCAACATCTCCAAGGCCAACGTGTGCCCCTACAAGGGCGAGGAGATCCCCGGGTGGGAGGAGCTCGGCCTCGACAGGGGCAAGGTCTACAAGATGCTTAGGCACCCCGACGAGCTGTCCCGGCCCGAGACGGTCAAGAGCGCGAACGGCATCCAGCTCATGTCGTCCCACGTGGCGGTCGACGCCTGGAACCCGAAGGAGCAACACGTCGCCGGCAGCACCGGGACCGACGCCGAGTTCGTCGCCCCGTACCTGCGCAACTCGCTGGCCATTTGGCGCCAGATCGACATCGACGACGTTAACGACCGCGACCGGTGCGAGCTTTCTTGCGCCTACCACTATCGCCCCGACATGACATCTGGTAATCACGAGGGCGAAGCGTACGACGGGGTGATGCGGGAAATCCTGTTCAACCACGTCGCCCTGGTCGAGGAAGGCCGCGCCGGCCACGACGTCCTGGTCGCCGACAGCAAGGAGAAAGCCAGCATGAACCCCGCCGCCCTGGCGACCCGCGCCCTCACCATCGGAGCCATCGTCGCCTACCTCAAGCCGCGGCTCGCCGAGGACGCCAAGGTCAAGATCGCCCCCGCGTTCGACGGGATCCCGGTCGGCAAGAAGTTCGACCCCAAGCTGGTCGCCAAGCGCCTCGGCCCGATCCTCAAGGGCAAGATGGCCGTCGATGGCAAGATGGGCGCGCTGGCCGAGCTGCTCGACATGGTGAGCGCGCACGAGGGCGAGATCGAGGGCGACGAGTCGGTGTCCAAGGAGCAGCACGGCGCCATGGAGGCAGCCGCGCATGGCCAGTCCAAGCTCGGCATCCCGGCGAAGGTCGGCAAGGAGTACGAGGAGAAGGACAAGGGCAAGTCGTTCGACGCGGCCGAGTGGATGCGCGGCAAGGGCATGTCCGAGGACGACATCAGCGAGTATGAGGCCAACTCCAAGAAGGCCGAGGACGGGGAAGACCCCGACGGCGAAGGGGTCAAGGCCGAGGGCGAAGAGGAAGAGCCGGAGTTGCACGAGGAAACCGTGGACAAGAAGGCCCGCGACAAAGCGGCCAGGGACAAGGCGGCGAGGGACAAGGCCGCCCGGGACCGTCGCGGCGCGCGCGACGAGCCGCCCCCGTTCAAGGGCGAGCCGAAGCCCGGAGGCAAGGACGAACCCATCACCAAGGGCGCGATGGACGCCGCCCTGGCTGCCCAGAAGAAGCTCATCATGGACGAGCAGAGGCTCAACGCCCACGCGGTCCAGAAGGCCCGCCTGCGCGTCAAGCCGGTCGTAGGCGACTTGCAGATGGCGTTCGACACCGCCGAGGAGCTTTATTGCTCGGTGATCGGGGCCCACACCAAGATCGACGCCAAGACCCTCAAGGGCGTGCCGGTGGAAGCCCTCGAGCAAATGGTGGACATGATCCCGCGCCCAGGCAGGGCGATGGCGAATGACAACCGCGACGCCCTGGCGGCCGACTCCTCGGTCATCGCCGACATCGACAAACGCATCCCCGGCTTCAGCAGCATCCGCCGACTTGGTTAACGCGCCCACCGCCCGCCGGCCGTGACCGGGGCACAGAGGAGACACCGATATGCCGATGAACGTGGGTGCTTTGGGGCCGAGCCAGGTTCAAGTCGTCCCGTCGCCGGGCGTGGAGGGCGACTTCTGCACCGCCAACCCGCGGTATTCGGCCATAGCCGGCCCGGGCGGCCTCGTGGCCGGCCCCGGCGGCGTGGTGGCCGGCCGCTTCTGCTGGGCGCTCCCGGGCTCGTTCGACGTGGACAGCGGCCCGCAGGTCGTGTCGAACACGTTCCAGGGCAGCGCCACCGGCTCGCTCTCCGTGCTCGGCCTCATCCACCGCGAGATGCAGGGCATCCTGCTCTCCCCGCTCACCCCGTCCTCGCTGGTCATCCAGCAGGGGTTCCCGGTCACGGCGCTGAACGAATGCGAGATGTGGGTGAGGAACACCGGCCTCACGCAGGTGTCGGTCGGGCAGAAGGCCTACGCCAACCTGCTCAACGGCGCCGCCACGTTCGCGGCCACCGGCGCCCCGACGACCGCGGCCTCGGCGACCACCTCGTCGATCGCGGCGGCCACGTCCGCCTTCACCGGCTCGATCGGCGGCACCGACGGCAACCTCCTGACGGTCACCGCGGTGTCGTCCGGCACCATCTACCCCGGCACGACGATCTCGGGCGGCTCGATCGCGGCCGGCACCAAGGTCACCCAGCAGCTCTCCGGCACCGCCGGCGGCGTGGGGACGTACCTGGTCAGCATCCCGGAGCAGAGCATCGCCTCGCTGTCGATCGCCGGCACGTATGGCGTCCTGACGGTCGGCACGCTCACCACCACCCTGCCGTTCGCGGTCGGCTACCTGCTGAACACCACCGGCTCGGTCGTCGCCGGCACCTTCATCTGGCAGCTCCTCACGGGCAACGGCGGCACCGGCAGCACCCTGGTGGTCGACAACAACACCGTCGTGGCCAGCCAGACCATCTCCGCGGTGGGCAACGTGGAGACGACCTGGTCCGCGCGCAGCGGCGGCGCGGCGAACGAGCTGGTGAAGGTGTCGAACGCGCAGCTGGGGTAAGCGCCGCAACGAACCCACCCTAACCGGCCCTCGCCGGCGCAGATCGGAGCACACGGACATGAACTACCAAGAGGCGCTGGAGAGGCTGCGGGCCGAGATGCCGCTCTTCATGGAGATGGGCGTGAGCTACGAGGACGGTGCGCCCGTGCCGACCGCCTACCTGCCGGAGGCGTTCGCCCGGAACCACCAGCTGGCGATGGACGCGCAGCCCGCGCTCCAGACCGTCGGCAACGCCGGCATCCCCAGCCTGTTCACCACCTTCGTGAACCCGAAGGTGTTCGAGGTGCTGTTCGCCAAGAACCAGGCGGCCATCATCCTGGGCGAGGTGCGGCAGGGTGACTGGACGGACGACACCGCCCTATTCCCGGTCATCGAGCACGCGGGCGAGGTGACCTCGTACGGCGACTACAACGAGGACGGCACCGCGACCGCCAACGCCAACTGGCCGAACCGCCAGAACTACATCTTCCAGATCGTCAAGCAGTACGGCGAGCGCGAGCTGGCGCGCGCCGGCAAGGCGCGGCTCAACTGGATCGGCGAGCTCGACGCGTCGGCGGCGACGCAGTTGAACAAGTTCCACAACCTCACCTACTTCTACGGCGTCGGGCAGCTCCAGAGCTTCGGGCTGCTCAACGACCCCGGCCTCACGGCGTTCCTCACGCCGGCGCCGAAGGCGTTCGGCAACAACCAGTGGATCACCGGCACCGTGGTGA